GCCACTTCTCGCCGTCCCACGTATAGTTGCCGTAGGCTTGGCCGAGTGTTGGCGTGTCAGGAAAATTGAAACTCATCGTCAGCGCCTGTCGGTTGCGGTGAGTTGATAGTCTGCCATCAAAGCCTCGCGTCTACTGAAAAAACAGCCGTACCGGTGCAAAGCACGTTTGTCGCACTAGGCGATAACGACATTTCACACGTAGCTAGATTTATTGAAATAGCGTCAATGGAAATGGTATTTCCTCCGTTCGAAAACGCGGTTCTTGTGATGGCTGGGGTAGCTCGCATAAAACAGGGAAAAAAGTATCTATGAGATACCTTAGCGCCAGCTGTCGCTACAGTTACGGCGTTAAACTCATCGAATGCAGAATGCCAATATCTCTGGCACGTCACCAGCTCCTGATCGTACGGCCGCATGATCAGCGGCGAGCGCGCGGCAGATGGCACTTCGATGCCGGGGAGGACGACGACGCCAGTGATGGAAGCGTAATTTCCTGCGGTGGCCATGAGGTTCGGCGTGCCCGAGGACGCCATCTCTATCATCAAAACGCAACCGGCTGTGTTGTCTGTTTTCCACGTACCCGTCGTTTGCGCGGGAAATGTAATGGTCACCCACTGAAAAGGACCAGTGGTTATGGTGAAGGGCGTATAACCAGTGCCGACAGAAAAATCACTGTTCGTTATGAGAACGCGGTACGTCCCGGCAACTGCTGCGCGTACCCAGAACCCCATAGTAAGAGGAACTGCTCCCGCCGTGCCCCAGCCCAGACGGGAGAACCTGTACCCTTCAATGCGCTGAGTGAACCGAACATAATTCGTACCCATACTTGCTTGCGCCGTGCCTACCACGAATTGAAGGCATTTCGTAAATCCGGGTATTTCTGTCGTTAGCGGGGTTGGCCCATACGATACCGTGCCACTGCTCAGATTAAAATCAGCCATCCATCCGTCGAGTACGTATTTGTTCGGTGTAACAACCGCACCCGGTGCTTCTTGGTTAACCTCCATCGACCCGTTGATTTGAAGGCCTGAATAGGCGAGCGCGTCCAAAGGCGCAGCCGCGATATTGACCCGCGCCTGCGTCTGCTGCGGCGCTGTCAGCGTCTGCGCCATGTCGAACCGCACAGCGCCTGCGCCGCCATCCGCAATCGCCACCCACTGGACGGAAGTGCCGTCGTCAAATTTAAAATAGAGAATGCCGGTATCGCTCTCCCACCACAGCGAATTGATCGGAGCGGCGGGGGCGCTATCGCCGACATAGATCGCGCCTTGCGAGGGGCCGTTCGTCCACTTCTCACCATCCCACGCATAGCCGCTGTAGGCTTGGCCGACAGTTGGAGCGTTGGGAAAGTCGTAGCCCATCGTTAGTGCCTGTCAGTTGCGGTGAGTTGATAGTCTGCCATCAGAGCCTCGCGTCCAGCACTAAAGCATCTGCCGGATTGTTTGTGGCAGAATACAAAATCGTGGCTTGCCCAGCCACAAGGCCGCCAGCGACAGAAAAATTAATATGGCCGCGAGACGGTGTTGTGGCGGCTACAAACCCGCTACTGTTGGTGGCAGCAACAGTCCCTCCTGCCGCGGAATACAGAAAGAAATTAGACACGCTGCCAACTAGCGATAATGTAGGTACTGCTCTTTTCTCCGCGTACTTGACGGCTATCATGGCCTGGAGAGTTGTTGTGCATTGCCCAGCTCCAATAGAGCCAAACATCTTCTCGTAGTACCGCTGGCACGTAATTAGCTCCTGATCGTACGGCCGCATGATCAGTGGCGATCGTGCCGCGGATGGCACTTCGATGCCGGGGAGAACGACGACGCCGGTAAAACGGAAGGAATTGGTTGTTGAGGCTACCGCATTGATTTGACCCGGCGCGGCAATGAAGTTACCAGCCACCCAAGCATTAGCTGATGGCGCGGTGTAGGTCGTACCGCTTGCCATAGTAAACGATATTTCCATGCCTGTGGTATTGTCGATTGCCCAAGTACCCGCCGTGTCGCCGGGGATTGTTATAGCGTTGAACTGAGGGACGTTCGACACGTTCTGGGTATACGTAAAAGCATAAGACCTGTTAGCGGCAGCGTTACGTATACTGCCGGTGTATATTCCGGTCTGAGTATGCGCTGCCCAGAACCCAATCGTAATAGGCTGCGCATTTGCCGTTCCCCATCCAAGCTTCGCAATCCGATAGCCTTCAATTCGCTGCGAAAAAAATACCAAATCACCGGCACCCATGACGGCTTGTGCGGTGGTGGCATAAGCAATCAGCATATTTGAAAACTGGGGAAAGATCGTTACCGCAGGATATTGAGCGGCATACATAGCGTTGGTGCCTAGTCTAGTCATGGCCCAACCGTCGATGAAATAGCCGGTCGCAGTGATCCCGGTCGTGCCGTTCTGTTGGCTAACATCCATCGACCCGTTGATCTGCATGCCGTTGTAGGCGAGCGCGTCGAACGGCGCCGCGTAGACGTTAGCTCGCGCTTGTGTCTGCTGCGCAGCCGTCAGCGTCTGCGGTACGTAGGTCACTGCGTTTAGCGCAGCCGCGCTCATCGCCGGAACGGCGATCACCCACTGCGACGAGTTTCCATCGTTATATCTAACGTAAAGATTGCCGGTGTCGCTCTCCCACCAGAGTGTGCCGTCTGGCTTACCCACCGGCGGGGTGTCACTTACGATGAGGCCGCCGCCGGTGCCGCCTGTACCATCCACACCGGGAGGGCCTTGAGGCCCTGTATCGCCCTTCGGGCCTTGCGGGCCTTGCGGGCCTTGCGGGCCTTGCGGGCCTTCCGGGCCTTCCGGACCTGGCGGTCCTGTATCGCCCGGCGGGCCAGGCACAGTACTATCGGCGCCTGGAGGCCCTGGATCACCCTGCGGCCCCTGCGGCCCCGGCGGGCCCGGCACATCACTAACACCTGGGGGCCCCTGCGGGCCCTCCAGCGCGACATTGAAAGCGGTACCACTGGGCGGTGAGAAGCGATTACTAGCTGTGGGCATCGTACCACCCCCCAGACGATCGCGTTGTCGGGCGGCCGGTCAGAATTGGAGCGGGGCTATCGTGAGCCATGGCGTAGGCGAGGGCGTCGGAATAGGTGTTGAGATCCTCCTGGTAAGGTGAGCCTTTATGGGCCTTCCATTGCCAGATCATGCCCAGCTTAAGCACTCGCTCGTCGAGCGAGAACGTGTCGCCGTCATTGATGAACTCATCGCCATAACCGCCGCTCAGGAGGTTGATGCAGTTCTTGTCGAGGTAGGCGAAGTAGGCGCTGTCATTGACGGCCATGATCGGGAAGATGTGGATCTGGCCGCCGATGATGGTCCATTCGCCCCAGGATCCGGTGGCGCTGTTGACGCGGCGCGTCAGCCACGTATCGGTGTCGGGGATGAACCGCATCGGCTGGTACTGCGAACTTATTTTCCAGACGTTTGACGTCAGCAACATGCGCTTGTAGTTGGCCGGCAGGTCGAAAGCCGAAGTTCCGGTCCACACCGAGGTCGGATCCGGCGGCGGCGGGACAAAGGCGCCATTACCCGGCAGGGTGCAGGTCGCCTTGAGCTTGGTCCAGTCGCGGGTATCGTAGGCAATGCGCTGCGCCATCTCATTGGCGAGCGCGAGCATCTCCTGCATGGTGCGATTGGCGGTGATGTTGGAGAACACCGAAGTCGGCATCACAACGCCGACCGCAGAGCAGACATCCCTCACCACCGTCAATAACGTCATGTCACGCTACCTTGCTGGGCCGAGCCTCTACCGCCATGCGCACCAGGGTCTTGTGGCTGATGTTTCCTTGCGGGGATTGTCCGGTGTTGAGGTTGATGAACTCGCGAAGCTGCGCGTCCGTCATGTCCTCGAACTGGTTCTCGGGCCGCTTGGCCTTGTTGCGCGCGTCCTCTTCCAGGATGCTGTTGCGCGCACGCAGTGCCTCCAGCTCGGCCTTCATCTGCAGTTCGGGCGCGTTCGACTTGCTCTTGGCAAGCAGCTCGATCGCCTGGTTCTTCATCTCGCGACCGCCAGGACCGAGGTTCTTCAGCTCGGCGCCCTCGATGTCGGCGAGGCTCTCCAGCGTGTAGACGTTCTGCGCGCGCAGCTCGGCGCGGCGGGCCTCGGACAGGAAGGAGACGTACTCGATCGGCGTGCCGGACTTGGTCTGCGCCGCGTGCTCCTTGAATTGCCAGTACTGGCGCTTGAAGCGTTCCGCGTAGGTCTGCGTGTGCTGCGCCCCGGTGTTGGGATCGATCACCCAGCGTGACACGGCGTTGGACGGGAATACCTTGACGTCACGCGCACCAGGCACGCGGATCTCGCAGACTTCCTGGTCATCAAAAATCGGTCGCCCCTCGGCGAGCGACTTGGCTTCGTTCTGCAGCGCCAGGTTCTTGAACAAAACAACAAGTCCGTCGTCGGGATCTTGGTAGGCCGGCATAGATTGTCCTTCCTTACTAGGGTTAAACCGAGGCCCCCACCGCGGAAGGAAGGTGCGACCTACACGTAGGAGGCCTCGGCCGTTATTGCGGTCCTGCTCCGCCATACGCAAACAGGACCGCAACCTCGAATTACGAAGCGATATTGCTGTCGTACATGCGCCAGTTGAACATGGGATTGACCATGGTCAGCTCGCCCATCCACCCGATGAACTGAGCGACGGCGTCCTTGTCGATCGGCATCTGCCCGCCATCATCGAACAGCTTGTCGAAATTGCGCTGCGGATTGTAGCGGATGCGGAGGCTGTCGGTGTTCAGGCCAAATGTCGTATTGGCCGGCATGTTAGATCCGATGCCGCCATCGAGGACGATCTCGGCTCGCTTGCCGCCGCCGATATATTCCAGCGCCGAGAAGCCGAGCGAACCGAGAGAGGTGTTGCTGGTCTGACGTTGGATGGCGACAGTGGCGGCGTCGTATAGTGCGTAGTGTTCAGGCGACATGATCAGCAGGTCGGCGTAGTCGCGACCGCGGGACTGCTTGGTCATGATGTAGTTGAGCGCCGCCCTGATGTTGGCGGAGGTGAACTGCGTGCCCCCGATGACGGGCGCCAGCGGGATCGTGCCGGCGAGACCGGACGCGTCGTAGGTCTTGGTCTGCCAGATCGTGGCGGTGGCGCGATCGATGCCACCGTAGACGCCGGTGGTGCCGTTGAGCGGGATAGCCGCGGCCAGGCCCGTGATCTGCTTGCCGCCGTTCGCGGTGCCGTCCGAATAGATACCGGCATCCATGGCATCTTCGAGCGACTTCTCGGCCGCCTTGAGGTAGGCCGTCATCACGTTGATGAGCTGCGCCTCGCCCTGGTTGTTCAGGATCTCCTGCATCGACAGGATGATCGGAACCACGACCATCTTGGGGTCCCAGACCGCGTCGTTGAACAGGTCGATCGCCGGGTTCAGGAGCTGGTCATAGCCCGAGTACCACTGGACCACTTGCTTGGCGATCTGCAGGGTTTCGCGGATCTTAGGGCCTGAGTAAGTTTCCCAGAGACCTTTGCGCCGGAGGACGGCCAACAGCGCGTTGTTGTTGCTGACCATGTCCTGGTAGCCAGACGATCGATCTTCGACCGCCATCGAGAGGATCTGCTGATAGGCAGCGTTGGTTGTTACGTTGGGCATAATTGCCGCTCCACATGGGGGTCAGGTCAGATGCCCCCATTGAGCCTGCTCATGGCGTTCTGGACGGCATCGCGAGCCGACGCACTCGGTTTTGGCTGTCTGCGCAACGCTCCGTTTGAGGGAGCCACGTCGGGCGAGCCATGGATTGAGCGGTCGGTAATGTCTCGGGTCTGAGCCGATGTGGTGCGGGTCTGAGCCGCGTGTGTGGCCGGGTTGAGTAATTCGGCCCGTCTGTAGGCAGTATCGATGTCGAAGCCGAGCCGTAGCTCGTTTGCGACGGTATTGCCAAATGCTTCTTCGTCGATCCTTGGATGCGTGGCCGCGAACTGATCGACCGCGCTCCGCACGTAGTTGTGCTGCTGCTGAGTATGCATCTGATACAGATGCTGTTTCAAGCCGTTTATTTCCTGGTGCAGGGCCCCGATCTGCTGGGATGCCGCCGTCTGCTGGTTGCCCTGCTGGAGCAGCCGGAGCTGCTCAGGGGACTGGCTCAGGACATGATAGGCAATATCGCGCAGGCCGATCTGCTCGCCGTTGGGGCCCTTCAGGCCCAGATTGTGGACGATGACGTCCAGGCCGGCGACCGGGTC